CCAGTTAATACAGCTTTTGATACCGTCAACAATGCCGCTGATGATATCCGAACCCCAGCTGAATGCATCACTCGCCAGTCCCTTTACAAAATTTACCGCCTTATCAAATCCGCCCTTAATGGTATCGTAAATACCGCCGATTGTACTGGAAATCGCTGATTTTACGCTGTTCCAGATGCTTGTCACCGTAGAACGAATGGTATTCATCACCGATGAAATCGTAGAAGAAATGCTGTTCCAAACGGAAGAAATCGTATTTCTGATTCCATTTACGACACCTGAAATCGCACCGCTGATGGCGTTCCAGATGGAGGAAATTACCGATTTGATGGTGTTCATCACGTTTGAAATAAAGCCTGAAATTGCATTCCATACTGTGGTGATGATATTTGAAATCGTACTCAGCACCGTGGAAATTGCAGTACTGATTGCATTCCATATGGTTTCAAAGAATGACTTAATGCCCTCAAGCAGAGGGGTGATAAACTCCACAATGGCATTCCATATGGTCTGTATCTTCTCAGAAATCCAGTCCATCACATTGCTGATAATGATATGTATTGCCTGGAAAATGGTTTCAAACAGATATTTCAAAGCCTCCAAAAGCGGAGAAATGAACTCATATATCGTATTCCATATGCTTGAAATGGTATTGTAGATTGTGGTGCATACCGTAGAAATGACCGTCCATATGGCATTGAAAATCGTGGAGAAGAAATCGTGAATGCTTGTCAGGATTCCTGCGAAAAAGTCATAAACAGCCGTAAAAATAGAAACTGCTGTATCATGAATAGCAGTTACAATACCCGTAAAGAAGGAAGAAATCGCATTCCAGGTGTTTACGAAGAAATCTGCGATTGATTGGAAAAAGGAACAAATACTTTCCCATATACCAATAAAGAAATCCTTGATTGCTGTCCAGACCTCGTCCCATGAAGTACCGAACCAACCAAGGAATACATCTAACACACCGGTCAGCGTGTTCAGAATATTGCTGAGTGAGTTTACAATGAAATCCCATATGCCTGTAAAGAGGTCTTTTATGCCATTCCAGCACTGATCCCAGTTTCCGGTAAACAGACCGATGAAAATGTCGAGAATACTTAAAATGGTGTCGGTGACGAAAGAGAAAATATCTGCAATGTGCTGAAATACGCCCTCAAACAGCGGGGCAAGAACTTCACAAAGTCCATTCCATACAGCTTTTACAAGTTCGCCGAAGTTCTCAAAATCAAAGCCGAGCGCATTGATTCGGTCGACGATACCGGAAGTAAGTCTTTCAAATGTAGATTTTATCTGTTCCCAAATGGAGAGAATGCTGTTTTTGAAATCCTCATTGGTATTCCACAGATTTACAAAAGCAGCGACCAGTACAGCAATGATTGCAATCACAGCCACCACCGGTGCAGAAATACCGCCAATGGCAGCTCCAAGAGTGGAAAATGCTGTCTTTGCACCTGCAATCATAGTCGGAACTTTGCTGATAAAGGTCATCAGACTTCCCACCGAGGATATGACTTTGCCGATTACCACCAATAAAGGACCCATTGCCGCAGCAACGAGAGCAACTTTCACAATCGTCTCCTTTGTGGCAGGGTCCATGGCGTTGAGTTTATCAATAAATTCCTGAATTTTCGTTACGATTGATCTGATGACAGGCATCAGAATTTCTCCAAAAGAAATAGCCAGTTCTTCCAGCTGTGATTTTAAGATAGTCAGCTGACCGCCAAGGTTGTCCTGCATTGTTTCCGCCATAGAAAGCGATGTGCCGTCACAGTTCGCAATCGCAGATGACAGCTTTTCAACGTCCTGGGGTGCAGCATTCATCAAAGCCAAAAAGCCTGACATGGCATTCTTGCCCACAAGAGCCTGTGCTGCGCTTGCTTTTTCAGATTCAGACATCTGGTCAAATGCCACTCGGCAGTCGGCAAGAATATCGGAAAGGTCACGCATGGAGCCGTCCGCATTGCTGGTTGCAATCTCCATTTCTCCGAAAGAAGAGGAGCAGAATTTGACCTCACTGGAAAGTGCGGTCATAATGGAACGCATGGAAGTACCGGACTGTGTGGACTTGATGCCTGCGTTTGCCATTAAGCCTAATGCCTCGGCTGTATCTTCACAGGAGAATCCCAAAGCACCCGCAATCGGAGCACAGTACTTGAAGGATTCACCAAGCATAGATACATTGGTATTGGCGTTGGAACTTGCAGAAGCGAGAACATCGGCAAAATGACCGCTGTCAGCAGCGGATAAGCCGAATGCAGTAAGCGCATCAGTGACAATATCCGATGTGGTTGCCAAATCCTCACCACTCGCAGCCGCAAGGTTCATGATACCGTCAATACCGGAAAGCATATCGCCGGTTTTCCAGCCTGCCATAGCCATGTAGTTCATTGCTTCAGCAGCTTCCGATGCTGAGAACTTCGTTTTCGAACCCATTTCACGAGCCTTATCACGAAGCTTTTCAAGGTCATCACCGGTTGCACCGGATACAGCTGCGACCTTCGACATAGCAGAATCAAAGTCAGATGCTGTCTTGACTGCTGCTGTACCTGCGGCGGCAATCGGAACTGTAACCTTTGTGGTAAGTGTAGCACCAACATCGAAAATCTTGTCCCCGACATTCTGGAGAATCTCTCCGGCTTCACCGATTTGCTTCAAAGAGTCCGATGCTTTGCCGGCTTCGGTTTCGAGATTGCGGAGTTCCTGTTCGGTTTCGATAATTTCTCGCTGTAATGCGTCATACTGTTCCTGAGAGATTTCACCATTGGCGAGTGCAGTATTGGCTTGTTCTGCGGCAGTTTTCAGCGTGGTGAGTTTCTCCTTGGTAGTAGCAATGCTGTCAGCAAGCAGCTTTTGTTTCTGGGAAAGCAGTTCTGTATTTTTCGGGTCAAGCTTCAGAAGCTTTTCCACGTCCTTCAGCTGCGTCTGAGTACTCTTGATGTTCTTGTTAACACCTTCCAGAGCCTTGGAAAGTTTGGTGGTATCACCGCCGATTTCAACTGTAATGCCTTTGATTCTGTTTGCCATGTGGTTTCACCTCCTGCAAAAAGGCATGAAAAAAGCACCTGCCGTAGCAAGTGCTTTGTGTGTATTTAATATTTTAGGCTCTTCCGCTATTTTGTAAATATTCAAGAACAGCATCAACAATTGAAGGGTGCCACGCATCAGCATCGAATACTTGACTGCTGTATATGGTGTACTTAACCCCGTTTTTTGAAGTGAGCCAATGATCTCCAGAATGAATAAGGATGCCCATTTTCTCTAAAATCAGATTTAAGGCATGAACACTTTTGACATTGCATCCCATTTTTTGAAGCCTTTTGACAACTTCGATCTTATACAGATCACCTAAAGCATTGTACGGCATACAAATCATTCCTCCTTACATAAATGGCAGTTATTTTTTGTCATGAAAGCTCACAACATATTCTGACGGAACTATTTTTGTGTCCAGCTTTCTTCCGGTATAGAAAAATTCCATCAATTTGGCAAAGTCTCGCACCTCTTCCTCGGTGTCCTCAACAAAAGCTTTTTTATTGTGATTGAAGAACACCTTTGCCTCTTCCATTGTTTGATATGTTGCTTTCATGTTTGTTGCCACTGTTCGTAGAGAGTATTGATACATATTATCATAAAAATCAGTTGGAATTGAAGTCAAATGAGCTTTATTGTCTTCAAGCCATTGAGTCGTCTTTTCCTTCCCAAATTCTTTTAATGTTACTAACACTAATTTATCGATCAAAATAATGTTATGGTTGTCATTAGCATATAAAAAACTCAGCACCTTGTATCGAATAATAGGCGGGAGCAAAGAAAAACAGCTAACTATCTTTTGGTTCGTGCCAAAAGTATGCTTGGAAAAGAACTGAATAAATAAGCAAGAAATAAGATCAAGTAAATGCTCATAGATCTTGTTATAATCATCTTGTGTTATTTGCGAACGTACTTTTGAATGTGAACAGGAATTCGCTGCGTAATAGTCAGTTGTATCATTCTTAACAGCAAGAATACATTTCTTAAAATGGTCTCCGTATGTGAGAGCTTTTACAGTCTTTAGGACTTCCTTGTCATCGATTGTCAACTGATCATCTGGATTATAATCGATCAGCTTCCTTACTATTATTTCAGAAAGCAACCTCATTTGAGCAATTTTTCCACGGTAAGATGAATCAACATAAAAAATATCATGCAGACAATCTCCAAGAATATAAGCATAATCTTCATCTCTAAAATTACTCATATTTCCACCCCTTAGAATCTTTTCCTTTATTATACTGCATAAAGAGAAAAAAGTAAAGAGGCTATTTAGAAATTATCAAAATCCGCCTGTCCAGCGACCTCATTCCAGCCATCGTAATCATCATTTTCACGTTCCGTGAACATATCATTGATAAGCCCAATTGTCAGCAAATCCAGCTCGGTCATGGAAAGACCGAGCTGTTTGCATCTCAGGAGAAAAAGCGGAGTAGTCATCGGCCGGTCAGTCGGGCGATGTTTTTTTTAGACTCAACCTGTGTTGCTGTATTCAGTCCCCACAATTCAATCAGCTGAGGAAGAATCTCATAAATACTAAACGTATTGAACCGTTCCAGGAAATCATCAGGGCTGTCGGGAACGTTTTCCGGGTCGGCGTGTTTTGCCATGATGTAGGCGATGTTCTCGAAAACCTCAAGGCTCTCAATATCGAGTTCGCTTTTGTTCTCATCTCCCTCTTCCACATCCGTTTTCAGCGATGCAAAGTCCTTGTAAATATCCCTGTGGAACTTCAGACGATAAAGACGTGGCACAGCTGCACTTGCCTTGAATGGTACCTCCATACCGTCAATGGTAATATTCTTCTTGATAGACATAGCAGTACCTCCTTAAGATGTCTTGGTAGTTGTTGTGGCTGTTTGTGTACTTGGGCTGTAGGGTGTCTTGAACCAGTTGTTGTAAACTGTATCCGATGTACTTTCAGTTGTCTTGGACTTTACAAGACCCGTCGGCAAAGGCGTCGCCTTGAGCGTCAGCTTTTCCGTCTTAACTTCTGTGCTTTCCTCTGTAGTTGCAGATTCTGTCGCAGGACGTGAAGCTGAGCAGCAATACATCACGTGTCTGATGTGGTGCTTGTCTCCAAGAAACTCAAACATCAATGCAAACTGTGCAAGTTCTGTATCATTTCTTTCCACAAGAACGCCGTTGTTGTCGAGAATTTCTCCAAGGATTTCCGTCGCAAATTCGGTTGTGATAAGGGCAATTTCAAGGTCACCGGTGTAGCCGGCGTTGTTGTTAATCACGTAATATACACCGTTGTCCGCGTAAAAATTCTCGGCCTCGCCGTTTGCATCAATAGATAACGATACAGCACCCGGCAGATGCTTTGACTCTCCATATGCAGGGAAAGTCCTGTTGCCATCGGAGTCTACACCCCATTCGTTAATCTTTGCCCAGTACACATTCTGCAAACCGAATTTAACCTTATTCTTTTTGTTTGCCATAAGTTATACCTCCGTTTCGTAAAGTACTTCATAGAGTTTTTCGGACTCTATCCATACTTCTGATTTTGTATAGTAGATTTTATGACGTTTCAGAACCTGTTCTATCTGCTTTTCCAGTTCAGGATTCTTAATGTCTGTATATAATTCAATATCCAGCTGTTTAAAGCTGAAATACATCTGATTATCCGCAGAAAATGTATTCTCTCCGGGAGATAAAAATAGTAAAAAAGGAGGTGCTGGACTTTCGCCCTCAGCGAAATGGTGGTAAGCAAAAGGCAGCCCCATTTCTTCCATCATTTCTGCGATTTGTTCGTAGGTCATTTAAGTGCCTCCTCGATCAGTTTTTCAAACAGCTGTACGCCGTTTTCCTCTGCAGGGGATATATGCGCTTTTCCTGCCACACGTCCGCCGCCACGCTTGGCGTGGCCTTTTTCAAGGAGATGTGCCAACTGATAGCGATTCTTACTGTGAACAGTCATTTCCAGAGAATGGCTGTTTTCCTTTGTCTTTTTAACTGCCCAGCTTTTTGCGTAAGCACCGGTGTCCTTTGGTGCATTGGCGGAGATTTCTTTTTTTACCTCTGTGGCAGTTTTCTTTACAGCCTTTTTCATGCTTTCATTTGCAAGGTCGGCGTATTCCGTCAGACCTTTCATGATTTCAGCAGCCATATTATCAATTGAAGTCATCGGGGACACCTGCCTTTCTTGTTTCTCCCTCAATTTTCAGGTAATCGTTGTGGTCATAAAGGGGAATAATTCCTGTGATGTTGTAGATACTGTTTCGGAACAGTATACGGAAATTGGTGCTGTTGATGTTCAGTGATGCAGGGCTTTGACGAACGAGAAATTCAAGCTTCTGTACCTCTTTGGTTATTCCTGCATCAGTGGTTTCACTTGCTGTTTTCACGGTCACATTTGCCCACAGGGAGAATGTTTCTTCCCATTTGGTGATATGGTTGCTGATCTCGTCAATAACAGTTCTGTGTTCCAGAATGGTAATTCTCTGATTCAGATTTCCGATTTCCATTACATCACGCCCTCTCTCTGTGCAAACAGAATTGACCTGAGATTCAGCGTTAGCTTTTGATAATCGGGATTACTTCTGTTTTCATAAAGATAACCAAGTGCGAAAAGCATCGCTGTCCGCACCGTATCTTCATTTCTGGCAAAAGCATCCTCGTCCATTCTGCCAACGTCCATTACCAGATTTTTAGCTGTAAGCAGCAGATTCTGAATCAACCTGTCGTCCTCATCGTAATCCACTCTCAGATAATTTTTCGCTTCTTTCAGCGTTATCATTTACATCACGCTTTCTTGATGGTAAGTGTCTTAATAGCCTCCGGGAGAATCAGTTTGCCGTCCAGTCTCTGACTTGCAAGAAAGCCAACCTGTCCGGTCATAGCAAAGAGTTCATTCAGTCGCTTGAAAGAGCGTCCCTGTCTGTCAGCCACCCAGTAGTAACTAAAGTCACCGAATGCCATACACTTGTTGCCAGCCTTGATTTCCGGCACATAGCTTGATGTTTTGTAAGGGCGATTGAGAATGGTATCCGGCACACCCGCCTGCACAGACGGATTCCAGATATAGTTGCCTGTGTTATCCTTCAGCTTACGAAGTGCCTTAACCGTGGAATCGTTGAGAACCCACACAGCCTTCTTGCGGTACGGACTTCTGAGAGAATAGAACAGTTCCATCACATCATCAAAGGTAATGTTTGCACCGGTTGTTGTTGCACCATCTTCTGCACCGCCTACGGTATGGAAGATACCTGTCGGCTTGCCCTTGCCGTCACCAACAAAGAATGCCTCTTCTTCCTTTGCACCGATACGACGGGCAAATTCACGGGCAATGTAGGACGGCAGGTCAAATACACTGTCGTTCAGCAGTTCCTCAGAAATCTTGATTGCTGTTCCCAGCTTATATGCGGAAAGCGATGCCTGACCGAATGTATCATCGGAGAGCGTATACTGCTGCTCCTCGTCCATCCAGACTGCTTCGCCCTTGGAAGTCACAATCGGAATCTTGCGGTCGCCGTTGGAAGTCTTGATAACCGTTGCCATCTGACGGAAGATACTTTCTTCCTCCAATGCTTCCACCAGTTTTCTTTCGTGAGGTAGCAGTGTGCCGCCTTATCATCTTTCGATGACAGGTTTGCACAAAGCCCCTCCCAAACCGTGCTTACACCTCTCGATGTACACGGCTTTCCATTCATTATTGACATGTCATTTATTTTGTTCCCTGTGAATCTTTTTGAAGCATTTCGGGCAAACAATCAACGTTTTACGTCTCATGTGAAGCATTTTCTTGCCCCATTCCGTAGTGCTTTTCAGATTCTTCATTTTACCTGCATGATAAATACAGCAGGAATCACTATTATCACCACACAGCTCACATACCCCTGCGCTTAACCGCACATATTGTGACAGCTTTTTCGGGTCAAAGGATTTGTATTGCCATGGGTCTTTATCGGACATCAACTTACCGGCTTTGCAGTCAGCTAACGAGACAAGCTTTGCATATTTGATACCGCCTTTAACTTCATGGGGAATAGCCCATTTGCCATCATGACGATATTTTTGGATGATTTTTCTCGTTGTGCTGTTGCTTTTGCTTGCAAGCGTCTTTAGACAGCTATATTCCATAAGATAACGGAAATAATTCAGCTTATCATAATTCGCTGCTAAGCAGTAATAATTGCAAATGCCACGGATTTGTGCATTATACCTGTTCACAATATCCACTTCCGAAAGATGTCTTAATCTTGGAACGCAAACCGCCCAAATTTCTCCGTTTGGCTTTTGTTCTATGATGTCGTTTTTGAACAAGAATTGCATGATCTTATCTTCGAGAGGTACAGTTAATTCTACAGAGTTATTCAGCGTTCTTTGTTTAACACCGTTTGCCTTTTTCTTTATCTTCTGGCTTCGGCGTACCGCAACGTCATAACCAAGGAAACGTACTCGTTCAGCACTGTGTGTGATCTTTGTTTTCTCAGCACTCAACTCTAAATGGTACTGCGTTGATAGAAATTCTCTCAGAATCTCTTTAATTTCTTCACAGTCTTCTCTGCTTCCGCTGATTCCAATTAGAAAATCATCAGCATATCGGCAGTATACAAGCTTTTTATCGTCGGACATTCTTGCGGGCGTTTTCAATTTTTGATTGCACACCGCTTTATATTCCTTGATTGCAAGCTCACGTTCCTCACCTTTTACCCTGTCAATCTTCTTTTGAAGTGTCTGCCTTCTTTTCGCTAAATGAAGATATTCCGGTGTCTGGTGTCGTGTAGACTGCTTATCGAACTTTTCCTTGAGTTTCATGACTTTCCGGTCAAGCTCATGCAGGTATATATTTGCCAGAATAGGGGAAATGATTCCGCCCTGTGGTGTACCGGAGATTGTGGTATGATATTGAAAATCTTCCACATAACCTGCTTTCAGGAAAGCTCTGATAATATTGATAAATCTGCTGTCCTTGATTTTGACTTCTAACGTTTTAATAAGCACTGCGTGGTCTATATTGTCAAAGCAACCCTTGATGTCGCCTTCTATGAACCATTTTACAGAACGAAAATTTGTCTTTATCTGGTCGAGAGCTGTATGACAACTTCTCTCCGGTCTGAAACCATGTGACTGGTCATAAAATAACGGTTCATAGATTGCTTCCAGAAACATTCTAACCGCCTCTTGCAGAAGTTTATCTCGAAATGACGGAATACCCAGTGGGCGCATTTTTCCGTTCTGTTTCTTGATATATTCTCTGCGCACAGGCTTCGGTTTGTACTTTCCTGACCTCAATTCTTCAATCAGTTCATGCACATATTCAGCACTAAAACCGTCAGCAGTGTCGTTGTCACTTCCGGGAGTCATTGCTCCACTGTTTGCATATAATTTCTGGTAAGCTGCAAAATAAATGTCCTCTCTCAGAAGGTAGCGAAAGAGCCTTGTAAAGACTCCGTCATGATGTTCCGAGGAACTTTTATTGACACGCTCCAAAATCTCCGATGTTGGATTCATGAGGATTCTCCTCCCTTTCATCTTCTTACTTTGGAATTAACAAACTGCTTCCCTTCGCCATGTAGTGGGCGTTATCCACCTCGGACTACTACGGAAGCTCCGTTGCCATATGGAATATTCAGTCTCGAATAGACATAGCCTTTCGGCATTTCCACTTAGGCAATCCCTGTTTAACGATGCTTATAGGCAAGTGATAACTGTCGGATAGCATTTCGGTTTATCTCACGTGGTCTCACGCTTGCTTCATGACCTATAGCAGACACCATAACGAATTCAATATTATGGTGGAATCATGAAAGTGGTTTCAGGATAATTTCCACACCCTCCCACGAAAAAGGAGCTAACCTTTGCTTTGGCAATCCAGCCTTATCCTTATGTTATCTTGTCATTGCAGGTACTACTCGCCTCATATCCTTTTGACGTTTCCTGCGTTTCTGCCGTGCTGTGTTCCCGTGTCCAGTTTCCTGTCATCGGTTAGGCAGATTGACAACCGCTCTGCTGTGCGGTGTAGAGCCTAATCTACTGTAAACATCGCCTTTTACAGGCGCACAAACTCATCAGGCACAAGATAACCGCCCTCTGTGTCTGTACCGACCTGCAAGTCGTTATGTACATCGATCCAATTGCGGTTTCTGACACTGTTCCAGAATGCTGTTTTGTAATTGTCGCTTGCTGTACCTGTCTTTTCCGTTACGTCCGGTGTGGCAGGCTTTCCGAGAATAGGAGTGGAAGTTGCCTTGTTCATTTCCGCTTCAATTTCAGCCTGTCTTTCCAGACGCTGAATTTCCTTTCCAAGGTCTACAATGGTCTGTTCCATTGCATCATAGGTCTTGGAATCCTCCTCGCTGAGAACGCCGTTTGCATTTCTCTTGCTGTCGAGAAAATCACGGGCAGTGTCCCAGGCCTTCTTTCTCTTTTCTCTGAGTTCTTTAATCGTCATAATAAATTCCTCCAATCAATATTTCAAAAGTGCCAGCCTTTTTTCAAGCTGATTTATCGGTACACCTGTTGCAGGTGCTGCTGCGGATATTTTCTGCATCAGCGATGCAGTTGTCACGGACGGAGAGTAAAGCATGGAATCCTGTGCTTTTTGGGGGTTCTTTTCTTTCTCCGGTTCTTTTGGTGGATTCTCTTCCTCATCAGGTTCACTCTTGGAAGGTTCATCAGAATCGTCATCTTCTTCAGATTCTTTCTTGGAAAAGAGAATCCCGTCCACAAAACCAAGCTGTTTTGCTTTTTTCGCATTCATCCATGTTTCTTCGTCCATCATCTTTGCAATTTTACTTCTGCTGAGATGCGTCTTTTCCTCGTAGGCATTGATAATGCTTTCTTTGACTTCATCCAGCAAAGTAATTGCCTTTTCCATTTCAGCCTTATTTCCCATTGCAATGGTGGCAGGATTATGAACCATCAGCATTCCTGTTGGTGAAATCCACGTTGTATCACCTGCCATTGCTACGACAGATGCCGCCGATGCTGCAAGGCTGTCAATTTTAACGGTAATCCTGCCTTTATGATTTTTCAGCATAGTATAAATCTGACTTGCGGCGAACACATCTCCACCCGGACTCGAGATCCAAACGGTAAGGTTGCCCGGATGTTTGTTCAGTTCGTCTTTAAATAAGGTGGGGGTCAGTTCATCACCATACCATGTGCTGCTTGAGATAGGTCCCTCAAAATACAGCTCTGTTTCTGATGTCTCTTCATTTTTGATAAAATTCCAGAACTTATCCATTATCGGTTTCCTCCTTTATTTTTTCTGCAAATTTTCCTGCTTCAATTAATTTTGTAAACGAACCATTACACAAATAAAGATTTCCGCCTTCCTCTTCAGAAATCATATTCATATCTTCAAGTTCTCGGATGTCATTCGCCGACATCCAACCGTTCTGTCTTGCGGTAGCATAGCCCTGCATTCTGGAAGCATAATCGCCACGCAGAAGTCCGTCTACATTGAACTTCACGAAATACTGCCCCTTTTCAGAATCAGAAAGAAGTGCTTTCTGCAAAGACTGCTCCCATCGAACGATCCAGGGGTCAAGGCTGTATTTCACGAAATCAAGGGATAAATGCTCTACGTTACTGAATGTTGCATGGTCAAGGTCGCCAATCATATGAAGCGGTACACGGTACATTCTTGCAATTTCCTCAATCTGAAACTTTCTGGTTTCCAGAAACTGTGCTTCATTATTTGGAATTGCAATGGGTGTGAATTTCATGCCCTCCTCTAAAACTGCGACCTTGTGGGCGTTTCTTCCGCCATAGGCTCTTTGCCAGGCATCACGCACACGTTCCGGATTTTTGATCACTCCGGGGTGTTCCAAAACACCTGACGGACTTGCACCATTTCCGAAAAACGATGCTCCATATTCCTCGCAGGCAATAGAAATGCCGATTGCATTTTTCGCAAGTGCAATCGGCGAATATCCAACCAAACCATCAAATCCAAGTCCAGGAATATGCAGAACTTCATCGGCATAAAGAATGATGTCACCCTGTTCTTTCAGATTCGGATTTGCTTCATCATAACGGCTGTAAATGTATATCAGGCGGTTTTTCTCATCACGGTCAACCTTCATCTTATCCGGCATCAAGGGATACAGTCCCAAAACATCACCTCTGCCGTTTCGGATAATCTGTGCATAGGCATTGCCGTAGATCAGCAGATGGGACATCAGCGTTTCACGGAAAATAAAGGATGTCATTTCAGGATTTGGCTGATCGTGGAGTAAAAAATAGAGCGGATGCCGTGGCACTCGCTCTTTTCCGTTTTCGTTGTATTTGTATAGGTGAAGAGGCAGTTGTGCAATCGCTTCTGACAGCACACGCACACAGGCATACACTGCAATATGTTGTAATGCTGTTCTGTCGGTGACTCTTTTTCCTGCATTGCTTCTGCCAAAAAAGTATGTGTATGACGGGCTGTCATAACTGTTTGTGGGCTTGTCTCTGGACTTGAATAGTCCGCTGAAAATTCCCATAAAATCACGCTCCTTTCTTGACTTTTCGTATATGGGTGTGGTATAATATGTGAAACTAAATGTGGGGCATTTGCCTTACAAATGGAGGTAATAGAATGGCTGAACTGTTTTCTACAGATAGATTGATGATAAGAAAATTCAATCCTGATGATTATTCTGATTTGGCAGAAATACTAACTAATGTCGAAGTGACCTATTTTGAGCCATATGAAGTATTTACAAGAGAAGCTTGTATTCAAGAAGCAATAAATTTTTCAAACAGCGATGAGTTTTATGCTGTTGTATTAGATGGAAAAGTTATTGGTAAAATCTATTTTTCTGATAAAGGGTATGGCAGTTATGAAATAGGATATACTTTCAATAAAGCATATCAAGGAAAGGGATATGCTTCTGAAAGCATTAAGGGAATGATGAATTATGCTTTTTTTACCCTTGGAGTTCGTCGTATATTTGCTGAGATAGATACAAGAAACAGTAAGTCGATCAGGTTAGTTGAAAGAGTAGGAATGAGAAAAGAAGCTGAACATAGGGAACTATTCCCTCGCAAGGGCGAAAATGATGTCTACAATGATTTTTTCGTATATGCTTTACTTAAAAAAGAGTTTTCGATATAAAATCCAGTTTGTAAGAGATAACCACAGCTACAAAATCAGCATATCCCTCGTATCATAAACAGACTCATCCGAAACACATCCACAGCGAATTGCACGGTCAAGAGCCATAATCATGGCAACCGCACCGTCAATCTTCTCTGTGGATTTTTCTTTGTCTGGCTTGATATTTCCGGCAGGATCACGGCGAATGAAAATATTATCCATCATCCACCTCAAAACAGGATGTCCATTGTGGGCAAGTGTCTGTTCCAAAGTCAGCTTCATCAGTTCCTTGGTCGGCGGTGACATATCTTTGTAGCCCTGCCCGAACTGTACCATCGTGAATCCAAGTCCTTCCAAATTCTGTGACATCTGCACTGCACCCCAACGGTCAAATGCAATTTCTTTGATGTGAAACTTCTGTCCCAGTTCATCGATGAAGTTTTCAATAAAACCGTAGTGAACCACATTTCCTTCAGTAGTTTTCAGATAGCCTTGCCGTTCCCATATATCATATGGAACGTGGTCACGTCTTACTCTGAGTGGCAATGTTTCTTCCGTCAGCCAGAAGTAAGGAAGAACATAATAATGTTCATCATCTTCAGTAGGTGGAAAGACAAGCACGAAAGCTGTAATATCCGTTGTACTGGAAAGGTCAAGACCAGCGTAGCAGATACGACCTGCCAGCATCTCTTCATCAAAAGCCACCTTGCATTTGTCCCACTTTTCCATCGGCATCCAACGTACTGCCTGTTTTACCCACTGATTCAAACGCAGTTGCCGAAACGCATTTTCCTCGCCCGGCGTTTCTTTTGCAGAATTACACGCAGCCACCACCTTATCCATGCCGATGGTCTTATCCAGACTTGGATTTGCCTTTTTCCAGACCTTTGGGTCAGTCCAGTCCTCCGATTCATCCGCACCATAAATGACAGGATAAAAAGTCGGGTCATGTTTTCTGCCTTCCAGAATGTCCTTTGCCTTTTGGTGAACTTCATAGCAGATTGAATTTGTGTCTGTGCCGGCTGTGGTAATCAGGAAATACAAAGGCTGCATTCTGGCATCACCGGAGCCTTTGGTCATAACATCAAAGAGCTTTCGGTTCGGCTGGTCGTACCCAACTTAGGGAACCGTTTTTCACATAAAATCGATGATGCCGACACCCCAAAAGAATACAGAAATCTGATTATCTCGTAGTTCAAATGAGATTTTTTTGTTTTCTGCACTAACCTGACCAACTTCAATCTTTTCAATAAAGTCTGTCAGAACTTCGGGAGTGAGTTCCCATACGGCATCATACTTTCTGATTGCTGCATAAAGAAGCTGAATTTTTTC